CAACACCAGGCTTCCCGTGATGTGTTCCACGCATACGGCAATCCATCAATGCCTGTGGCGTAGAAACCGCGCGAGCAATCGTGTGCGGGGTCGGGATCGAAATCCTCGCATACGTACTCTTTCCCCGCTTCGTAGACGAAATTCTGGAACGGTGAGCGCATTCCTGATGCAAGTACCTTGTATGCGTTTTTCATGATTGCTCCTCTTCTCCCCCGCCCTGCTCCCGCCGCGCAAGCACCGCAGTTCCAACTAGCTCCAGCTTGCAGCGCGGGCAAATGCCGTGCGAGCACTCCCAGCCGCGCCGTATCCACGAGTCCTCCACGCCAGGCAGAAGCTCCACCCATTCGCGCGATTCGGGGCGTCTGTATTGCTCGCCGCACCACGCGCATTTGGTGTAGATGTTGTCGGTCATCGTCTTGCGCACTCCGGGCATACAATCTTGTGGTCCATCACCGCCCAGCCCATCTGGTGCGGGTCTTCGGGTGCGCCCACAGGCGGGCCACAGAACCCGCAGCGCGAGCACGACAAGCGGCCTTGCTTGCGCCTGCGGTCTATGTGCTGGCGGCGCTGCTCGGCCTCCAGTGCGGCGCACTGTTCTTTTTTCGTTGTCATGGCAATTCCAATCCCGGCGGCGGCGTGAGGTCTTCGGTCGCAGCCTCGCGGTCATTCAAGCGCTCCATGAACTCTCGCAACTTGTCCTTGTCTTCTTTCAACTCTTTGTACAGTCGTTGTAGCGCCGGTCGTTCCGCTTCGACAATCTTGGCGAGCGGTCGGTCAAGATAGTCTTCAAGTTGCTCCTGTTCGATACCGAGCGCGTTGAAACCGGCAACAATCTTCGCGATTGTCTCCGCGCTCAAAAGCGGTTTCGCGGATGCCGGATTCTCCTCTGATAGGTGGGCTTTCATGGGGGAATTGGCACTTGCGGAAGACTCCAAGAGCGGCTCCAGCACGGCAATGTCGGTCAGCCAATCCGTTTGCGGAAGCATGTTCGAGCGGTCCTTGATGGTGTGCGCAAAGTGTTTCCCACTCGGGGTCACATGCAGTCGCAGCACCACATCAAACATGTACTCCGTGCTTTTCTCGCCGTCGAACGTCGTGCCGACTTTCTGCATGAAGTCGCGGCCTTCGCCCTTGTACAAGACTTTCTCGTGCGCGGTGACTATAGTGTGCATGTCGAGGCCGTTCAGGTCACGCATCAGCGCCTTGTAGTCGTTCTTCACGTAGCGCCAGTCGGAAGGTTGTAGTTCGTAGTATTCGCCCTTGTGTCCTTTGCTGTGCGGGTCTTTGCGGCGCAAGAATCGCTCGCCCCATCGGTCCTGTAATGCGGCCCAAAATATAGTCACAGGATCAACCACGACTGTCTCGTAACTGTGCTTCTGTTCGTGCAGCCATTTGACCGCCGCTTCCGCTTCGTCTGCATCTGCGGCGCGGATGACATCGAAGTTGAACGCTTCACCATAGAGGTCGGTGCCGCCTTCAAGGTCTATCACTACGGGATTGGGGAATTGAAGCGCGAGCGTGGTCTTACCGCTCCCGGTCGGTCCCCACAGCATGAGCTTGAGGCGCTTGCGCATTTTCTCCGCGTGCTTGAATGGTGACGGTGCGTCGAATGGCGTGCTCATATCGTTTCTCCTAGAAAGGAATATCGCCGTCTGGTTCGTCCAGTTGCGGAGGCGGCTGCTTCGGCACGTCCGGCGCATCCACAAGCAGCATCCCCAACGCGCGGTCCAGCGCGCCCGTGACGCTCTCCGGGTCAGCCCGCTCGGAGCGTTTGCGCGGCTGCTCTGCACCGAACTCCCACAGACTGTCCACCTTCGGGTACTTGAAATCGGGTTCAGTGAAGACGCGGAACGCAACCTTGGTGTCCAGGGTGTCGGCTTCCGGGTGATTGCGGTCCAGGGTCTTGAAGGTCTTGCCCGACCAGCCCAACATGCGCAGTATCTCCATGCTGATTTCGGCTGCGCGCGGTGTAAGGTTGATGTAGTTGCGCAAGTCGGTCCCCTCATACGGGGTGGCGACTTCATTGCCCTGTACGACCGCACCATCCACATGCAGCACGAGCACTATCATGGAGTTGCCTGCTTTGCTCGTGTCCGGCCACCACTCACTCACATGACCCGTGTAAACGCCGTCTGGTAGCATCAGCTTATCCTCCCTTTGCACCTCGTTACCTTCGCCAATTCGGGAAGTCCCCGTTTCACAGCTTCGCGTATTACGAGCGAGTACGGCCAGTTGAGCCGCAGGCGAAGCATCTCCACCTTGCGCACTTCGGCCTCGTCCAGTTGCACCATGTATCGCTTGCCCTTCATTCTATGTTGTCCTTATGTTGTGCCGCGCCGCCGCCTCAATCTTGGCGACGGCCTCGCGCGAACCCGCGCCCGCCAAAGCCGCATCTATTTTGTCGCGAAGCCAATGAAGGCTTCTGGCGTTCATGCGGACAGACCCGAGCACCTCGAATCCGTCAATGCTGGGGGCTTTGAGCGTGAGCTTCAGAAGTGTTGGCCCGCATAGGGGGCATGTCCGTTCGTCATGTGTCATGGCTCCCGCGAATGTTACGGCCACTTCGCTTCCGCCGGCGACGGTCGTACTCCCGCCGACACAGACTCCTTTCATTCCATTCATTCCCTTCTCCTCTTATTGCCCTTCAGTAGTTGTGGGCTTCATCTGCTCTATCGCTGCAACAAGGCGCTCAAGCAGATGTCCGTTGTCTACCACGGTGTCGTGGGAGGAATGAGCGTAGGCGCTTGCTGCTATCATCATGGCATCCGCAATACGTTCCAAGGCACACACGGTCCGTTCTTCTCGTTGTGTCATTGTCCTATCCTCCATGTTGCGGATTGTATCACATCGCAACATGCGTGTCAAGCCTTTTTGTGAAAAAACCTCCATGTTCGTTTCCGCGCCGCGTCCTTCTTCTCGCGCTCGATATGCGCGAGCCAGTCGCGTTCGCCCATGTAACCGGAGTCTTTGTCTACCTGCTTCAGCAGTTCTCGGCGCATGTGTTTTGTCCGCTGAATGTAGGACAGCGGCGCGCAAGGCATTTCGGGCCAGTGCCGGTGCTGACATTTGCGGCAGTATGGGGCACGCTCGCGCACAGGTTCGAGCTTGCCGGTGCTTTCGACAAGGACCGGCGTCACCCAACGCCGCGTCACCGCAGCTACGCGCTTCGGGGTGTAGTTGTCCGCGACTACGCATTCGATCCTGTCCAGTACAGTGAGAGCGAGAGCATAGCGGTCCTTGGGGCCGGGCCAGCACACTATGCCGTAGATTTCGTTCATGCTCCATACATCGTGCGCAGCCTTCAGCCCGAGCCGCACTTGGCGCATGTTGATAGAGCCGACAATCGGCGTGCAGACATCGCCGTTGGTAGCGGCGAGTTCATCCAGGAAGTCGGTGTGGTAGGGGTAGGGTTTCCAGGGAAGCCAGACCAGAAACCCTGGCCGGTTGCCGTCCAGGGGACAGCCTGGGCGTATCGGGCAGCGGTCACAGAGCTTGTAGGGTGCTATGTGGTCGGCGAGCCGCAGCAAGGATTTGAGCTTGCCGAATCTCCAGCGCGGCGGCAGGAGCGCATGGCATTCGCCGCAGCGCGCAATCAGCCGGGGAAGCATCGCGCAACGCGCCGCCTTCGCTCGCCAGTAAAACTCATCGAGCTTGCGCGGCCCCCATGCGCGGAGCTTTTCCTTGATATGTTCAGCGGTCGCCTTCGCCACTACTCTTGCTCCCACACGTTTGCCGGTCCGCCTTCGCGGTCCAGCGCCAGGATCACCAGTATTGCGGTATGCGCGGCCGCGAGCGCAGTTGCCTTCGCTTGGCGCGTGCCTTCGCTTTCGCCTACGCTTGTGTAGACTCGCGCGGCAAGGTCTTCGAGCGCTTCCGCCAGCCCGCGCGGGCCGAGCTTGAGTTGCGTCCGCGTGTCCGCTTCCATCATGCGGGTCTTGTCGCGGATGGTATCGAGGGTGGAATTGTAGTCGCGCAGTATCCAGGCGTAGGGTTCGTGCTTCATTCGTCGTCCCCCTTGGCGAGCTTGCGCTTCAACGGCAAGTCCAGTTGAGCGACAAGCCAAGACAACGCAACCTGCCTTCGCTCGACCGTATCGCGGATGCTGTCGCCCCACCAGCCTATCGTAACACCATCCGTGCGCGGGTTGTAGTGCAGCGTGCAGCCGGAGCGTGGGTTCCCCAAGAACGCCGTGCGGTGGTCATAGTCGTGTTCGCTTGCCACTTCTTGTCTCCTTGTCTATGGCGTCGAGCAGAACGTCAATTTGCTCCGGCGTCATGTCCTTCGCTCGGTCCATTCCAATGCGCCAACCTTCGCGGATAGCATTTTCCGCTTGCTCGTTGGTCATATCGAATTCCTGTGCTTGCCTTCGCTTGCGCCGTTGCCGTTTACTCATCTTCATCACCGGCCTTCGCTTGCTCCTGTATGTGGGCGCGTGCGGCGCGGGAGCGGAAGGAGTAAAGGCTCGACACACGCCGCAGCGCCCGGAGATTGTTCGCCTATTCACTCTCCTTTGTCTGCCGTAGCTTGTCGGTGGCGGTTCGTATTCTGTTTGCAATCTCTTCTTCAAGGTCTGTCATCGCATGTTGCGTGCCCGGCGACAAGAGGCCTTCAGCCTGGATAGCCGCAAGACCTTTGTTTATGTATTCTATGTCATCGCCTGCGGCTATTGCGGCGTTACGCCCCTGTTTCGTCAACCGGAGCACGAGCCTTATCTTCGCCATCGTCCTGCACCTCCTTGTCCATAGCCCGCGCGCATCAGCGCGCGTGTTGCTTACTCCTCTAGGGCCGTCGCCTCCGCTTCAAGTTTGGCGGCCTCTCTAGGAAACTTCCGGGGACTCATTCCACGTGCGGCCAGTGCCCGAAGATTCGCGGCGGATCGTCGCAGGCGCTTGATAGTCTCCTGTCGCTTCTCTTCCTCAGTTGGCTCGTGGTGTCCAAAGCCCGGGGGGAAGAGTCGGGCAGCTTCGCGCTTTAGCGCGGCCGCTCTCGCTCGTTTTGAGCAGTGGCCCGACGGTGAGAGGATTGAATGGTCAATCGAAGGTCTGTTCATGCTATGCTACCTTTTTCGGCCAGAAGTCGGACGCCAGCACGAGCGACCGCGACCCCTCGTCCAGAATGTACACGTCCGCGCGTCCGTTCCGGTAGTGCGCACGTATGCCATACAGCCCGTATGGAGCAAGGGCGTTGCTTGTGGCAACGTGGGACACCTTCGGCAAGGGCAATTCTCGGATTGCCGCCTTGATTGCCAGGCCCGGTATCGCCGCTATTTCAAGCCCGCCCTTGATGCTTTGCCATTCCAGCCCGTCAAACGCTCGCGCTAGGTATTTCTTTTGCTTGTCGCTGGCGTTGTACTCCTTGCCCACGTTCATCCATGTACGTTCCATGCTCTGTTTCTCCTTCACTCTGTGCAACCGCAAGCACTACGCACGCGCGCGGTGCCCTTGGTTGCTTGCCTTCGCTTGCTCCTTTACTTTGCAACGAAACGGCAACCACACACTACGCGCGGCGTTCGGTGCGTTTCGCAAGAGCCGCAGTAGGTGTGCCCTGGTTGTCCGGCTTTGGAACAGTGGAGCCGCTCCAGTATATCCGCGAGGTCGCGCTTGCGCGCTTCCTTGTGCTCTGGCAACTCCGGCACGTTGCGCTCAAGCTCGTCTACCAGCCGCCGGAACGCCCGCGCGTTCTCAATCGCTATTTGTTCTGCTGTCATATCCCTGTACTCCTTCCTTGCGCCCCGCGTATCGCAGCGCGCCCCTTGAGCGCCCGGCGACTGCCGAGCGCCGGAGGGACGGGCTACGACTCAATCGCACGTCCACTTACGAATTGCTGTGCGGAGCGCGCATCCCAGCGCACGCGCGGCACCCGCGCTGATTGCGTGGAACGTGATATGCTCGTCATCGTCCAGCGTGACGTGCACATCATGAACAACGCTTTCATCGCTCAACACCTTCTCCTCCACATGTACCAAGGTTGCAACATACTGTTCTCGTTCTGCCATATCTTTCTCCTTCCCTTGCGCCCCGCGTATCGCAGCGCGCCCCTTGAGCGCCCGGCGACTGCCGAGCGCCGGAGGGACGGGCTACTTGCGGTAGCTCGCCTCCTCCTCGCGCAATGCCGTGATGCACATCCGCAGTTGCGAGCCACGTCCGTGCTGGTGGACGTAAGGCACTTCAAGAGCGTCGCAGATTGCGCGCGCGAGTTCCGCAGCGTCTACGCCGTCATTCGCTTTGCCGCTGTAGAGTTGCTCGCCGGTGAAGCGCCGTACTGGCACGCAGTCCGCCGAAGCGCCGAGCGCTTCCGCCACTTCGCGCGCGGCATCCACGTACAGGATCGCATGATCCCACGAGGCGAGCCGGTCTATCGCCTCTGCCCGTCGCTTGCGACAGCGTCTCGCCTCTGCCGCATCTACCGTGATTGCCTTTTCCATCTCTCATTCTCCTTCCTCATTGCGCGCTGGTATAGCGCGCCCCTGGAGGCGCCCCAGGGAGGGACGCCCGGAGGGACGGGCTACCGCGCCCGCAACTGCGCAGCCCGCTCAAACGCGGCCTGAATCAATGAGGTGACGGAAGTGATGGAAATTCCTTCGCTTCGCCGTATGTGCGGGGCGACTTGTTTTGCCCATCTCGTAATGTCGGCTTTCGATGCACTTCGCAACCAAGTGTTCATTCCTGGATTATCCCCATAGCCTTCGATGTACTCGGTCCCGGTCATTTGTTCCACGTTCTTCTCCATGTCTCGTCTCCTTCCAAGCCTGCGCGCACCGGCGCGCGTGTGTTTCACTTCGCCTTGTCGGCCGTCATGCTGGGCGCGTTTGCAGGAACATGTATCGGGCGCGTTCCTGTTTACTCAGGTTGGCCCAGTTCAGCTTGCTCACAGCCTCTACTCCCAGTAGGTGCCGCCAAGGGCACCGTGTACTTTCACGAGTCCCAAGTCGCGCAGAGTTGCCTCCCGTTCCTGTCGCTGCTTGCGCCTGTTCAAGCGCTTGCCGTTCGCTTTTGCCTCGCCGCAATCAGTACACAGGTTGTCGCCGTCTTTTGTGGCGATCTCGATTCCACAACGTTCACAGAATTTCACGGGTTCTACTCCTTCACTTATGATAGGGGTGCAGCTTGAGAGAACGCGAAGCTCCGGCAGGTCTGCCGGCAGTTCGGCGGCTGCACCCCGTATCCCTGTGTCTGTTCATTTGGATTGCCTCGCGCTCTCGTAATTAGGGAGTGATTTCGGCCACGATGCCCATATATGGTGGTGGCACACCATAGCATATATACCCACACCCATTGAAACTATCCCCCACAAGTAATTGCACAATCAATATCTAGTGGTGTAATACCAACACACCTGGCTACTTCACAAATAGTGTAGTCACTCCCCCAAAACTAAAAAAAATATCACCATATATGCCGGATATCTCGTTCCTCTCGCGATCCACATTCCCTACTGACCCCGCCGACCACCACCATCCAGATCATTCGTTTCCTAAAAGATACACACATAATACTTAACTACAGTAAAGACGCGCGCGCTACATTATATAGGGGCGTTTTTTGTCGTGGTGGTATGATAGAGGGGAGGGAGAGGAAACGGGAGAAAGAGATTGGAACCGGCCTAAAGAGGAACCGGGGGAATTGTGCAGATTTTGAGCATCACAAGCGTAATGTGGATAAGTTGTGGAAAACGTGTGGAGAGCGTGCACGCTTTCGCGTGGATAGGAAGCGTGCGTGCGCGGGTGTGGGGTGTGCACGTGCGCGCGCGAGGGGGTGTGCGTGCGCGACCCGACCCTCGGTGCCACCCCCCGGTACCCATGAGATATAAGCAAGGACGAGACAAAGCACAATTCTGGATTTTGGGTAATTTGGGTATTTGAGAGACGGGGCAAATGCGGAATTCGGGTAATTTGGGGATTTTGGGGATTTTGTGGGGTATAGGGGTTGACAGGGGCGGGGGCATGTGGTAGGGTATGGGTATATGGGCGGGTGGAGGGCGAGTGATGGCGCAGGGTGAGCGATGGGACATAGAGTTGGATGAGCAGGTGGAGTGGGCGATAGGGAAGATAGCTGGGGGGATGACGCATCTGCGGTTCATAGAGGCTTGCCGGTTGAAATGGGAGTGTGGCCGGGCGGCAGCGGGGCGGACATGGGAGGCCGCGTTGGGGTTGGTGAGTGCGGGGGTGGGGGAAGAGGCGCGGAAGCAGGCGGTGGCGAGCTATGAGGCGCTTTTGGAGCGGCTGCGGGACATGGAGGCGGATGCGGGGAATGTGGATGAGAGGCGGAAGCTGGTGGCGGAGCAGCGGATGGTGCTGGCGGCGCGGGACAGGGTGATGGGGCTGAACGATGGGGCAGGGCCGAAGGAGGAGATGGGGAGCTTGGGGCAGTTGATTGCGGACCAGATGTCTGAAGGGGGTTGATTTGTGGGTGAGGCGGCGATTGAGGCTGGAATTGGGGCGAGTCTGGCAAAATTGCGGGATGACCCCCTGCTTTATGGCAAGATAGTATTTGGAATCGAGCATTACACCCCTGACCAGGAACGAATCGCGCAGATGGTGGTGAGCGGGCAGAAAACGGCGGTATCGGCGTGCCATACGAGCGGGAAAACGTTTATGGCGGCGCTGTTGATGTGGTGGTTTGCGCAGATGCGGCCGGGATCGAACGTGGTTACGACGGCGACACAGAAAGAGCAGTTGAAGGATGTGCTGTGGGGCGAAGTGAGGCGGCTGTATTTGAGGCGGCGGCTGGATTTGAATGTGCCGAAGCTGCGGAAAGCGATGGATGTGTATATGCCGTTCGTATCGAGCAGCGGAAAACTGCTTGCACGGAGCCACATGGTCGGGCTGAGTCCGGAGCGGGCGGTGAGTATGCAGGGGTATCATGCTCCTGATGTGCTTGTGGTGTTCGATGAAGCTGCGGGGATACCCGAGGGGCGGTGGGATGCGGCGAACTCGCTGATGGCGACGCCGAGGTGCCGGTGGCTGGCGATAGGGAACCCTGAGGGGCCGGAAGGGCGGTTCTACGAGGCTTTCACCGATTTAGGCAAGGCGACGGGCTGGCGCTCGTTCTACATGAGCGCACTTGACCATCCGAACGTGAAGACAGGGCAAGAGGTGATTTCGGGCGCGGTGAGCCGAAAATGGGTCGAGGACATGCGCAAGCATTGGACCGAGGCGCACCCGGAATGGCGGCGGCGGGTGTTGGGGCAGTTTGCGAGTGGTGGGACGGCGAGCTTTCTGGGACATCCGACCTTGCAGCGGATATGCGCGAGTGTGATAGAGGGGCGGAAGCACCGGCTGGAATGCGGAGAAGAGATAACGATGTGGGGCGAGGTGAGCAAGGGGGATGCTTACCGCACGAGGTATGTGATAGGGGCGGATGCGGCAGGGGACAGCGAGAAGGGGTCGCGGAGCACAGCGGTAGTGCTGGACAGGCTGGAGATGCGGCAGGTGGGGGCGTTTGTGGGGCATCCGAACTACAAGACATTTGCGGCTGTGCTGGCGGAGATGGGGCGGAAGTGGAACGATGCGTTCGTGTGGCTGGAGGCCGGCCCGGGGCCGGGTGAGGCGGTGCAGGAGTATCTGAAACACAGCTATGCGTACCGGCGCGAGACATATGGGATGGAGGATTACAAGCCTTGGCGCACAACGCAGGCGGCGCGGGAACTGCTGATGAGTAACCTGCGGGTGGCGGCGCAGGAAGATGAGTTGAAGGTGTCTGATGCGGCGCTGGAATATGAACTGCGGAACTTTCTCATCACGGATAAGGGGAAGCCGCAGGCGGCGCGTGGTGTGAATGATGATAGGGTGATAGGGCTGGCGCTGGCGATCCAGGCGCACACGGAGTTGCCGGGTCGGCCGAGACGCCGGGATTTGGATGTGCATGAGTATCAGCGGCAGTTGTATGAGACATACAAGCGGGTCGAGGCGCAGAGGAAGAGCGAGCGCAAGCGGGCGGTGCCGCAGAAGAGCGGGAGCGGCACAGGCGTGAGATGGTTCTGAAAGGATGAAACATGAAGAAGAAGCGTAAACGCCAGCGCACCATCTGGGAATACTCGCAGCCCGGTGCTCGCGGCACCTACATGCGTGTCGGGATTGTTCACAATCCCGGCCCTACCATCAGCTACAAACCTGATTGTGTGCGGCTTGAATACAAGAGCTTGACATCACATCAGAGCGCGTACATGACTCCGGAGGAAGCATTGACGATAGCAAAGGGCTTGACTCACTGCGTTCATATTCTGGTTGCGCGCGAGAACCTCAAAATGGTCAAACGGCCATAATCTCAAAAAAATATTTTCGCTTTGCCCCTTGACAAACGCTCCACATATTGTATAGTCCGCGCAGACAGGCACTACACAGATAGTGTAGGGAGTCGCGCGGATGATAACAGAGAAAACCGAGTACGAGCGTTTATCCGCCCTTGTACGCCGGTGTCTGGAGATGTCATCGAACGATGGCACGGAACACCGGGAAAATATCAAAATCTATCGCGAGTTTACCCATCAGACCGAATTTCAGGACAAGACAGTTGACAAGCGCGGCCGCGAGACAATGAAGCGGCATCACAATAAGATCTTTCCCAAGTACAATGCGACAGTAGGAATCATCTCCTCCACGGAACCCGCAGTTGAATACATGCCGAAAGAGGGACAGCCTCCGGCACTTGGAGAGGCGCTGTCGCGGCGTGCAGCGGACATTTGGGGCGAGGGCGGATTCATTTACCGTCTGCATTCACTGGCGCAGGTCGCGGTGAGGGATGGGTTGTCATGGTTGGAATGCGCATACCATCCTGACCCGGCTCGTCCCACAGCCCCGGGCGGGATTGCACTCTTTGTCCACGATGTGAACAGTGTTGCGCATGACCCGGAAGCGCGGACAGCCGAGGATTTGCGCTATGTGATAGTGCTTGAGGATACCACCCAGGCGCAACTCGACATTTTCTACCCTGGCTGGCGAGACCTGGAGCATGATGACAACTACGGTGTGGATTGGGAATGGATGAAGCAGGTTGGGGAAGTCGAGAACAACATCATTATCGTAGGGGAGAAAGCCGACACCCATGAAACTATCGTGCGGGCATATCTGCGGCAGTTGCCGAGTCTGGACAAGCTGGTTACGGTCGAACTGAAGAAGCTGATAAAAACGAGAAAGCTGCCGGTGCGGGTCATTCAAGATATGGTGGACAACTACGACAGCGCAGAAGATGCCGGCAAAGCATACGCCAAGCGCGGCGTGATGGTGAGGCTGGTGCGCGGCGGAGTGTTGAGTCTTGAGCCGCTGCTCTACGATTATCCGACATTCCCGATCATCCCGCACAACTATCTGCGTCATCCCGAACACCTATGGGGCATCAGCATGATTCATCCGCTCATAGACCCTCAGGATGGGCGCGATGAAGCGATGCACGACATGCTTGAGATTATGCTTCACGATGGCATCCCCGAAACGCTCGTGAGTCCGGAAATGTTCGCATCATTGGAGCAGGAAGAAAAAGCCGCCATCGGCCGCATACGTGAGATAAAACCTGGGGAGGTGTATGAGCACAAGAGGGGCATCGGTTTCGACCCGGCCTTCTTACAGTTGCTCGCCAAGATAGATGAAGACATCGAATCCATCTCGGGCCACCGGGATTTGAGCGCAATGCTCAAAGGCCAGACAGCGGCAAGAGCGCTGGCGCTGGCTTCCGAGGTGTCGCAGACCCCGCTCATTCCGGTGAAGTTCCAGCTTGAGCAGACCATCATGCAGTTGGGCGAACACATGCTGCGCATCATGCGCGCCAACACCGTCGCGCCCGTATCCGTGCGGATGCAAGTGACCGAAGGCAACCGCGAATGGATTGAGGGCCGCGTAGGTGAGGAACTGCCCGAAGGAGTGACAACTGCCGAACCTGAGATAACCGGCGAAGATTTGCAGGGACAGTTCGAGGTTCGACCCGTCTTGAAGCAGGGTAGCGCAATGGAGCGCGAAGCGGAGCGCGCGCGTGTGCGGGAAGACAGCTTGCTGTTGTCCAGGTTGCCTCCGTTCATGTTTGCTGCGGTGGCGGAGGCATTGAGTTTCCCGCATTGGCGGGAGATGGTCGAAGGAATGCAACGCCAGCAGATGGAACAGGAAGCGCAGCAACAGCAAATGATGGAAATGCAAGCGATGCAGCAGGGAGGCCAGGGAGGCCAGGGAGGACAACAGCGAGGCGCACCGCAGTTGATGCCACCGGGAGCTGAGGGGGGCGGAGCCGAACAAGGTGCGGGCCAAGATGCAGAGCTACAGGAGGCGATGCAAATGCTCGCGGAAAGAGGAGAACTGTGATGGCGATAGACTATGGACAGAGGGTGTTCTGGTGGGGCAAAGAACGGTTGCTGCTCGGTGATGTCGTGCGATTGGCCCGGGGGGCGCCCGGCATGTTCGTGCGCTCAATAGGCATCAACAGCAATGAAGTGCATCTGCGTGTAGTCGAGGGCCAGCACCTCCGTTACGGCAAGGCACAGAGGCCGAAGACATTGGAGCTTCAGCCGCAGTCGGATGTGAATGTCGAGGAAATCCCGCCCGGCACACAACTGGTGCTCGATGGCGAAGTGATGGAGGTGGTGCATTCGAGTAAGACTACACGCCAAATTACCTTCGATACGATGTGGGGGTTGGTGCTCAAACGTATCGGTGCGGGCGAAGTGCAGCGCCAATCGCAAATCGAGTTCAAGAACCTTTCCGTCACGCCGGTGCCGACAATGACTCGCAGCGAAGAGAAAGCGGTCGTGGCCCGGTATGAAGGAACGACGCCTGAAACAAAACGAACGCGAAAAAGGGGAGAGCGCGCGCCCCGGTAAAAGCGCGCAGCCTCGGAGATAGGAGAGTTGTGTTATGGGCGAACCTACAGGTCAGCAAACAGCGGATTCGGCCCCCGCAGAACCAACTGTTGAAGGTACTCCGCAAGGAGATCAGGGTTCCACAGTGCCCGCCGACGTAGTACCGGCCCCGTCAGCCGAAGAGATGCCCGAAGGCTTGGGAGAGAAAGCGCAGGAAAGGTTCCGTGATTTGGCGCGCAAAGGTAAAGAGGCGAGAACAGAGCTTGAGAAGATGCAGGGTGAAATAGCAACCGCCAATGAAGCCCGGCAGAAACTCGAATTCGACCTCGCTTCCATGCAGGACCGGATGCAACAAACGTTGCAGGCCGACCAGCAGAAGAATGCGCCACCTGACCCCTACGCGAATCTCGCCGAGACTATGGGGGTGCCGCAGCAGGTAGTGGATGGATGGAAAATGTCTGCGCGTACCGCCGAAAGACAGCAACTCGCCGAGGAGGAGCGGATGTTTCAAGAACGCCTTGATGCCGCTGAAGATGTAGCCAGAATGTACGGGGACGACACGTTCGATAAAGGCAAGTTGCAGCAGGAATGCTGGAACCGTGGTCTTGACCCGCTGGCTGTTCAGCAGAAGCGCGCAAAGCAGGCGTATGAAAGCCGCAAAGCGAAAGAAACAAAGGGGAAAGAACAGGCGGCAATCAACAGTGGTGTCGCCGGCGTGACCGGCCCTACACCGGGTTCGGTTCCGGGTGGCGACCTGCCGAAAGGCGGGGCACAAACCTGGGACCAGCAGATGGTGAAAGCGATACAAGAGGGCAGCCCCGGCAGGATAGACGACTTCTAGTTGAGTGTTGCTTGTGCAGCACAGGAGACTGACCGATGGCTATAACCAGGGCGAGTACTCCCACCCAAGGGGCGGCGAGTATTCTTCAGGAGTTCGGGCAGGAGCAAGACCTGAAAGACACAGGGCTGCTCATTGCCAAGTACAAGTCGGTCCTGTGGCGCGCACTTCCTACCATCGAAGATGCGAAGGAAATCGAGTTCGAGTTCAACGTGGATTCCGTCACCCATGCCAGCGACACGCTTGCCGCGTCGTGTACCGTGGGCGACACCACGATAACCGTGACTGATGCTTCGCTCTACGAGATAGGTGAGACGATAGCGCTGCCGGACCCGACAACGATGACAGTTGAGATTGGGCGTATCACTGCGCTCAATGAAAGCACGAACGTGCTGACTCTGGCGACCCGGCCCTACGCTGGAACCAAAGCTGTTGCGACTATCCCAAACCTGACGACGTTCAAGAAGATGGGTAAGTCAGGCGACTTCGACAGCGCGACCGCTGCGACAGCCGTAAGCGAACCCGGAAGGCGCTGGTGGGGTTATATCCAGCAGTTCCAGAAGCAGATGAGTTTCGAGGACGTGCTGGATCAGGTGAACAAGCTCCAGAGCGGAACCCTGAACGGGCGTAAGAAGAAGTGCATGGAGACAATGCTTGAGCAGATCAACCAGGCATTTCTCTATGGTCCTTCCACCACGGGGAGTTACATCGTCGGCAAAGCGGCAGCTTCAGGCAGCAACCGGTGTCTGACCGGCGGCGTATTGCCGTTCATCGCGAGTCGTGCGGCGTCGAAGATAGATGACGCCACTCACGGCGGGACTCTTGACGAAGACGAATTCTTTACCTACCTCATGCTTCCAATCGTGCAGGGTGGGCGACCTGGAAAGATATTCGTTGACGCGATAGGTCTGCGGTGTCTGGAGGCGTACACTCGCGCCAAGGTGGAGACAGGCCAAGAGAACGCCATGCTCCAGCGGCGCATCTCGGAAGTGGCGTCAACCGCGATACCGGCGGTCAAGGTGTATCTGGACGATTCAATCGGGTACATCGAAACCGATTCAGCAGCGCGTACCGGGCGTATCCTCGTGCTCGACACGAGATACGTGGGCAAGCGGTTCCTCCAGAAGGGCGGGCACATGAAGTGGCAGCCCGACCCGCACACGGGGAACGTGACAACTGGCTTCTTCAGGATGCAGACCGGGTTGCAGATAAGTCACCCGGAATGCCACCTCGATATTTGCCAGTTCAGCGGTCCGGCATAGAAGTGATGGGGATTTGGGGAGCGGTTGATTCCGCTCCTCATCCTCACAGTTTTCGAGGAGTTCCGCTATGGCAGACCCAAACAAAGTCGGAGGAGTCAGTCCCGATGCGAACATTGCGGACACAGCAACATCGGCTGCCAAAGAGTTCCCGATAGCGTCTCGTTGGAAGCGTGTGACGTTCTACTCGCGGTTCAAGCTCGATGGGGCGGGTGATGGTGGACAGGTTACACTGACCATTATCACTTCTCCTGACCATGCGCATTACACGACTACCGCAGAGCAGACGCACAAGAAGGGCGCGGCGGCGAACGGCACAACCGAAGTCGTATCCGAAGGGCTGACGTTGGATGTGACCGGATTCGCGAGTCCGCTCAAATGGACACTTGAGAATCAAGGTGGTGCGGCAATCACGAAGACGAACTGTTTTCTGATGTGGCGTGCTGCATTCGATGATTGAGTGAGGAGGGCAGCCCGATGGGTGTGAGTCTTGCTACCCTTCCGCGCAATCCGATTGCGAACCTTGACAACAACGACCCGGACATCTTCCCCGGTCTGATATTCGCGGACCAGTTCCACAGCGTTCATCAGGGCGCGTTCGCTCGCGGCACACCAATCACCACAGCAACGAACGTCTGCAAACTGCCGCGTGGCAAGTATGCGATTTCGCCCGGCGACGCGGCAACGAACAAGCTCCTCTACGCCGCGGGCAATTCGTTCCCGCAGGGCGACATGAGCATGATTATCGAATGGCGACCGGATCGCAGCGGCACTGTTGCGATCAATCGCTATTTCTTTGGTAATCATAATGCAGCGGACCACAACAATTACACAGGAGCTAGGATTCTTGGGAACAGTGAGCATATTCGGTTTACCCACTATTCTCCTGCCGCAGTAGAGGCTCGTGTAGATGCGCCTATTATTGGTGGTCTTGTTGCTGGTCGGTTGTACAGATTCTTGTTTGTCAGAGATGACGATGCTGGAATCGAGACAGCTTACCTGGCAGTCTATCAATGGAGTGGTGGGGCATGGGTGAAAATCAGCGGAGCCCTTACTGGTGCATTCACTGCCCGTGATGCAGTTCCAGACCCGTTTCGCATAGGAAATTACCGGACGGGAACTACTGCTTGCTGGGGCGCATACGAAGTCGTCTGCATGAAAGCGGCCTACGACCCCACCTGGGACCCCACCGACGCGGAAGCGATTGCCGACAGTACGTGGGCTGCCGTCTACCGCAACGGCTCGCTCAATGCCGACAAGACATCGGGCGGCGACAGCGCAACCGCGACCAATACCGGCTTCGTGGCGGTGGACTTGAAGAGCGATGCGCTGTGGCAGAATAGGGATGCTGCCAGCAACTATACAACAATATCAGTGCCGCAAGCACTTGGCGTCAATCGAGGCGCTATTGTGATGGATGTCACTCCGCTTGTCCTGCCTGCCGCGTACAGATATGCGTTCTATGAGCATGGGCCTGGCAACAACAAGCTGCGATTGCGCCCCTTGGCTGCAATCCTCCGGCTCGAATTCTACTCGGCAGACAACACTTGGAGGGCCTTCAACACAGGAGGCGTCCTGGCTATTGGAACGCGTGTACGGGCAGGATTCCTTTATACGCCGGAAGATATATGGGCTGTTGTGAATGGAGCCGCATCCACGAGTGCTGGAGGCAGCAAGAAACTCCGCGACGGTCGCTCGGGTTCACTCATTGTCGCTTCGGGGTTTTCTTGCCTGGTCGAAAACATAATGGTCTACGATGACGCGCAGCCGTCTGACGCATGGTGCTCAAAGGAACTGAACTACGCGAGGAACCAGCATGGGTGAGCTTGAGCCGATTGTGAAGCGCACGGCATACGATGAACTCATTGCGATGAGCGGTGACGGCTTGAATGCGAAACAGAAAGCGGAACGTGTGGAAAACGCGGAATCAATCAGCGCACAGCGCGCGCGGTTGGAAGAGTTGCAGACGTGCATCACGGCGGCAAAGGCGTGGCAGAAATGCTCGCTTCTGCAACGCAAAGAGGTTTGTGGCGAAGATGATAACAGCAACGTTCCTGCTGATGAACTCGCCACAGGCCTCGTTGCGCTTGACCTCGACGTCGCGCTGTTTCTGTCAGATAAGGACATCTGCAAGAGCAAGGCGAACGATACTGCGCCGCGTCGTGCAGTGACGTTGACGCCGATGAAGATGCTGGAGATATGACATCATGGAAAAGCGTAACGGCGTGACGTACAAGGTGATTGCGATTGCGCTTGCCGCCCTGCTTGTGAGTGTCGGCGGATACATCCTGAACGCTGGCGCGAACACCAACGACCGACAGGACGCCGAACTGCGCGAACACAGCGGGCGCGTGACGGCGGTTGAAGTGGATGTGCGGTACATTCGCGAGCGCGTGGACAGGATAGCCGACAAGCTGGGGGTGGAATGATGGCGGCCGTGTCTTATACTCTCGCGACCCTAACCACAATGACCCGGGATTTCATCGGCGATCCGAGCACAAGTCCGACCCCGCGCTGGACTGACGTAGAGTTGAAAACAAAACTCAATATTGCCGCTGATTGGGCATCGCGTGTGGCGTTGTGCATCCGGGGCGAACGCCTTGAGAACGTTACTGCTGACACGCCTTACGTCACGCTTGACGACGCTATCACGCGCATAGACTACGTGCAATGGAAAAATGGGGATGGAGATTGGGTGCGGCTGTATGAAGACGAATTCGATGCGCTCTACGGCGAGAGCCTGACAAGCACTCCCGAAACGAATGACCCGGAGAAGTTTGCGGTCAGCGGCACGAGCGAAAGCAGTGACGTGCAAGTGCTCTACCTCTATCCTACGCCGGACACAACGCTGTCAAGCGGCATACGCATTCTGTGCCGCCTGCGCGCGGCTGCGCTCGCAACTGGCGGCACCGACGATGCCAAGGAATACGTGGGGCTGCCTGCTGCGGTAGCGGAGTTGCTGCCCGAGTACGTGGCATGGATGGTGGGGCACAGCGACCGCGAGTTTCAGCAGGCGCAGACGGACCTTGCAATCTTACGCCAGCGTTTGCGCGAAGCTGTGGGTATGGTGAGTGACCGGAACGCGAAGCGGGTCAAGCATCGTGTCGTAGTCAGTCCATATCGGTAGGGGGCGAGCATGGCTGACAAAGGTGACAAACAGCAACGCGAGATGTGGTTTGATTTCCTTGCGGGTGTCCAGGCCGACCGGCCGCGCTTCATGGTCGAGCCACGCCACACAAGCCGCATGTCGGGCTTCTATGTGCGTGACGGCGAACTGAACCGTATGCCGCTGGTGAAAGTGCAAAAGAACTTCGGCGCGGATTTTGTGAATGAGAAGATTCAAGGCATACATGAATGGCTGAAACCTGATGGCAATTGGGAAATGCTCATTGCCATCAAGGGCGACATCTACACTTGGGATTACTCCGGCACGCCGAGTCGCATCAACGTGCTCGCGGGTCGTGGCGAAGTGACTTCGATTGTCACCAAAGTGGTTACGGGAGAAGCGACAGGCACAGACCGCACGTCATTCATACTGGAGTTGTTGCAGGGTTCGGATGATCCTATGTCTAACCGCTGGTGGGGCGCTCCTGTGTCCGGTGTGCCTGACCAATTCAAGCTGGACGGTGATGCTGCGGAAACGTATTGGGCTGACATTGACTACGTTGACCACCACACGCGAATCACCTTGGTAGCGAACTATACAGGTACGACAGGGACAGCCCTGAATGCAGCATGGTCCGTGCGTAAGTGTTTCGGCACAACAGCGCGGGTATTTTTCGAGGACATCCACGACGCTGTGCTGATATGGTCTGACGCTGGCACACGCCTGTTCAAGTGGGATGGCACGACGTTTGCGGAACTCGGTCAGCGTACATGGCAGGATTTCCATGCCAGTACTCCAATCCAAGGACCGGGAACGAAATGGGTTCCTGTAACGCAAGGGTCTGGCTCTCTGACCGGTAAGTACAAGTATCGCGCGGTGTATGTGGATGCGGACGGCAACTATTCCGCTCCAAGCGATGAATCGGCATCTGTGACTGTGACAAGCGCGGTGAGTATCAGGCACGACGATTTCCGTGACAAGAAATACTGGCCTGTGGGCACGGAGACGGTGCGGTTGTATCGCACGAAAGCCCTTGCCGCAGATAGCACCAATGTCGCTGTTGTCACTCTTGCTGAAGCGGAGCATTTCGCCGCACAGGGATACTTCTACACAAAGGATTCGGCGACATGGTATGGTGCTGCGGCAGGGTATCACCGGCACCGCAATCTTGACGCTGGTGAGCGTACTATTCTGTTGGGTTTGATAGAACAGTTGAAGAAAGAGGTGGACACTCCCGCTTCATGGGACATCAATACGACAATTGGATTCTGTTCGGCCGTTCTTGCCTTCGCAAGCGCCACAACTCCCAAACTCAATTGGCGGACATTCTGCGGACATCTCCAAAGCATCATTGATAACGGGAGCACTGCGATAGCTTCAAGTGAAGTGCTCTCGAACTATGCTTACGTGATTGAGTTCAACACGGACGCTGCTGGTATTGGTGTTAATTGGGATGATACTGTACTCGATGCGGGCCGTGACGTGAGCGATACCGCCGATATGTATGAGAGCAATCTGCCGCCTCGCCACAGCGTGACATCCCTGGTACAGTTTGCCGGGCGGCTGTTCTATTCAGTCGAACGCAGCACAACGCCTACTGACGCTCTGCCTTTTGAGAACTACGGGGAGACGTTTGCGCAAGATGTTCAGGTGAGTGGACGTGTTGCGGACATATCGGGAACGGCTGGAATCGGCGAGTACAACTACGGTGGCACCTATGTAATTGAAGTCAGCACAGACTATCAAGCGGTCAAGGCGCTGTTTGTTCTGAATGGCGAACTGTTTGCGGTGAAGGAAAACGGTATCTGGCGCTTGGATACGCCGAGTTCCGATCCTGTAGATTGGGCGTTCATCAAGCAGACGGATGATGCAAACGCGCTCAACTCTGCGGCTGTATGCGTCAAGGGGAACGTGGCGTTTCTGTTGGGCAAGCGAAACAACGACTGTCGCCTGTGGCTGTTTGATGGGCGGCGAGCGCATGATGTGGGCGCGGCATCGAGCTTCATTGACGATATGTCCGTGAGTAACACTTGGACCTCTCTTGTTGCGTGGGGTGATTATCTTGTCCTGAATCAAGGCCAAGATTCTGAACATGGCTCGCTCGTTGCTCTTCTGCACGAAAAGTCGCCGGGCGGCATCTTTGAGTGGCGCTGGACGGGCGGCTGCCCCATGTTCTCTTCGCCGAAGACCGCCGACATACTTGGCTGCGATTTTGATGCAGCCAGCTATCCGCAGGTCGTTGCGCTTACGGAAGTCGGGTATCCCGATGACTTGCCGAATGGTATGTCGAGTTACTACATAGACACACCGGAATCAGACGGCGGCGATCCTACCGTGGAGAAATGCTGGCAAAGTTTGTGGGTTGAACTGCTCAACAATCAAGACAACAAGACGTTGAAGGTGACCGCGTACTTCGATGGGAACAGTGAGGTGATTCGTACAGCCTATGCTTTGCCGAACGAAGGCACCAAGGTCTTTCTGCAAGAGTTCTCGCTTGCGAACCGGAAATCGAAACGCGCGTACTTCCGCTTTGAGTTCGCTGGTATTGCGGCGGATACAGTCCCGTACCTGCGGGTCTACAGTGCTGGTGTACGGTTTGTGCCGTTGAAGACAGCGGGCAAGCCGGTGACATAGGAGAGAGCAATGAGCTTGAAGCTCGGCGAGATAGGCAACATAGATGATGCACGCGACTTCAAGAAACTCCTTGAACGCTGGCGCACGGACCTGGAGAAAGAGACAGAGCGCCAAGACAGCGTGATACGAAAGCAGGAAGACAGAATCAAGATACTGGAGGGCAAATGATGCCTTACCCATCGCAAGCATATCAGGGGCGCTTGGGCTTCGACCGGACTCCCGTGGGTTACGGTCGGGCGCAGGGATACTTGCGCCGGGAGAGCCTTGGGGATTTCATGCGCCAGTTGAATCTGGCGGAAGAGGAACGGTTCAAGCGGATGCGGCGCGGTTACGGTGAACAGCTTGCGGGCATGAGGCGCGGCATAGGCGGGCAGATGTTCGGAAGCGCAGTAGGGCAATTTGCGGACCGCTTTGGTCAAGCGCGAGAGCCGATGGTTGACACGGATAAGGTCATGGATCAGTACAAGCGCATGAACAAATGGTGGCAGCCGCAACAGTGGGGTCGAGGCCGAGCGGCGCGCATAGCAGGAGCACAACCTGCACAGTCCGCGTTTCAGAAGCAAGCGTTTTTCAAAGCGCCGTGGAAGCCTTGGTAAGGAGTCTCATAATGGCATGGGATGACTGGTTCAAACCGCCTGAATGGAGACAGCCGACAGCCGCAGACGATCCGCGCAATATGCTTGCCGTGGGCCGGACGCGCAGAGTTGAGGCGGCTCGCGGGATGCGTGGCGCGGGCGCTCGTGATATAGGCTCTTTGGCCTTGCGCCAGGGCTGGATGAGTCCACAGCGCCAGAGTATGCTCAAGGAACGCGCCTGGACGGGCATGGAGCCGCGAATGCGCGCTCGATGGGAAGAGGAAGACCGCATGGCGCAGTTGCAAGGCGCTCAACAGCGCTTTGAGCGTGAACGCGGCCGTTACGGCGCTCGCACGGGTATGCTTGGTCTTGGGTTGGGCGCAGCGGGGCTTATCCCAGGGCCGGTAGGATATGGCGCACAAGCGGCTCAAGCCGGACTCGGCTTGGGCATGTTCGGAGGATGGCTCTAATGGCAAGGCGATACTATGAGCCGAGAGGCGAGAGTCCGGAAGAGCAAACGTATCGGACTATGGCTTTGGGCTTGAGCGGGCTGGGCACAATCAGCCGGGCGATGTCACAGCGCAAGCGCGAGGAAGCTGCGCGCAAGCGGCTGGAAGCGGCTGAAGGACGGCGGGCGGCAATGGCCGAGCGGCAGTTCGGCTTGCAGGAGCGGCAACTTGAAGCCACGCTTTCCGAGCGCGAGAGAGTGCGCAAGGCACAAATGTATGGGATGCTGGATAATCTCGCTCAAAGGCTGATGGAACAGCGAGACGAAAACAACAAGGCACTCTATACTGCTGCTGAAGCTGAAGCACGCGCACGAGAGATTATGACAGAGCGCGGCTATGAGCTTGGTGGAATCCCCAGCCCTGCTGCACCAGAAGAAGCTCCTACGGCGATGAAAGAAGGATTCGTGCCAGAAGAAGATGTTAGGGCAAGAATGAAGGCGGCTGGCGCAACACCAGAAGAAATCGAGACACAGATAGCGTTGGGAGAGACGGGTCTTGGTTGGTGGGGTAGAACAAAGAGATTCGTTGGTGAACAACGAAGAGGAGTTGGACGCGCAGCCCAAGAGGCATATAGAACCTATACAACTGCATATCCAGAACGGTATCCACTGGAAGAGCGACCAGCGTATCGTAGAACAAGCGCACTCAGAAGATGGTTGGCATCCCGCGAGCAACCTGTAGTAGAACCCTCGCGTGAAGTTCAAGAGAAACGTCAGCCGCGTCGAATCACACGAGGCCCGGGAGAAGTAGGAGAATGGTATCCTGGCAAAGGGCCGAGACCACAACCCCGTCCTGTTACGGTGCGGTGGGGCGAAGAGGGGCAACTGTTACCATATACTCTTACACCAGAAGAAAGATTGGAGCCGTACCATTGGGGTGAGAGATTTGCCCAACAGTCTGCCAGACGGAGGCGCTAGGTTGTGGGTGAATACGCGGCGGGTTACAAGTTGGCTCAGCGAATCCCGCTCCCCGGCGAGACTCCGCAGACCCGCCGTCGTGCGATGGGACGCCGCCGCATCCAACGCCAACGCGCTACTATCGGCCAGTATGCGAAGCGCGCTGGAGTAGCTGGTCTGCGCGGTCTTGCGTATGTAGTTCAACCCGCCATATCAGCCGCAGAAGTAGCAGAACAGGCCGGTCGCGGTCTTGTTGCGGCTGTTACAGAACGCCCGGCCGAAAGACCGGGCGATGTTGCCATGTATGCCAAGCGCGCCGCTCGCGCTCTGGCGAACATTCCACTTTCGATTCCGCTGCTTCGCGAACTCCCTGGTATCAAACAGCTTGAGCGCATGACGGCTCTCAAGCCCGAAGAAATGACCATCGGCGGTGAAGCCGCAGAGGATTTCTTTGATGCGCTCGGTGTAGGTGAAGGCCCGCGTTTTGGTATTCCGTTCACTGATTGGGATGTGAGTGCGCGGCGCATTGCCTCTTTCGGTCTTGGGTTCCTCTACAACCCCATGACATACATGTCCACCTTTGGCAAGACGGCAAAAGGAATCGAGGCGGCAAAGCGGTTTGCTCCGGGAGTCAAGGGGCTTGCGCCGACACTTGCAGCACAATCGCTGAAGAGGCAACGGGCGTTATTGACTTGGGGCTTGACCCGCGCGACACGACGCCCGTTGATTCAAGGGCAGGCTGTATTCAACATTATCAGCAAGTTGGGTGATAAGTTCAGGCACACTGCATGGGGTAGTTGGTTGCTTGGCAACTTGAGCACTATGCCGATACCGCCTGAGCGTTTCGAGCAGGGCTGGATTGCTCGCATGGCAAGTGAAAGATTAGGGCATGAGATAGCGGAGAAGATACGCCCGTTTGAAGATGACATTGCTCGGCTGGCTTTGGGGGTGGAAGACAATTCGCGGGCATATAGGCTCGCTGAAATGATACGGGTAACGGCTGAAGGTGGCATTGAAGCTGTCCCGGACTACGCAAAGGCGGTCGCGAAAGCACCGGAGAAGATACTACAGGCGGCAGGGGGTTATCGCCGCGCTCTGGATGTGTACTATCCTGCGATGAAAGCAGCGGGATATGACTTGCCTGAACATCTTGCTGGCGCATGGTCTATCGTGGAGGATTATACGAAACAAGCCACTATTGCTCGCGCAGCCGGGAAAACAAAACTGGCGGGCACACTTGAAGAAGCGGCCGTAGCGCAGGCGCGCAAGATTCATCAGAAAGGTATCTCTTATGTGCCCCGTCGCGCACAACCCCGAGTGGCGAAGCTCCTGCAACTGGAGAACATGCCTCCCGCAGACTACATTCAGGAGACTACACGCGACATTGCGAAGATGGCTCGTAATCGGGGACAAGGCAAACGGCTCGCGCAATGGTGGCAGCGCGTGGCCGGTGGCGACCGCGTATATGCCGAGCGCACCAGAGCCTTCCTGCATCGGACATGGCTCGATAATGACCTGTTGCCGATGACAATGGACCAAGTAGATGACGTGGTGCAGCGGGCCAGCACGAAACATTTAGAACTCGTCAAGAAAGCAATTGAGCCGGGATTCCTTGAGCGGGCTGCTGAGAAGTATCTAGGCTACACCGCCAACCGCAGTTTCTACATGGATTCGCCGCAAGGCGTCATGGCCGTGTATCATCAAGGCATCAAGCGTGCTGTGCGTGGGCAAGCGTTTATGAAGGCCATGCGCAAGGTTGCAAGCAAGACATTTGAAGAAGGCATGATACCCGGCGATGCATTCTCGAAGACGCTCAAGGGCGTCTGGCTCAAGGCAGATGATGCTCTTGAAGTCAGCCGTGCAGTGAAGCGCCTCGTTGTGCCGGAGTTCGCCAGCAACACATGGCGGCTCATGCGCTACCTGACCCGCAAGTGGGTGCCGTTTGTAACTGGTGTCCGACCGGCATTCCATGTGCGCAACTGGTACAGCAATAAGTGGCTGAATGCTCTCGGTGGTGTTTACGATCCTGGCGTTTACAAGCGGGCGTATGGAGCGTATTGGAAGAATCTCTACAATCTCCCTATGGGCGCAGATGATGTGCGCGTGCTGAAAGAAGTCAACAACATGGGGGTACTCGGTCAGTTCGCCGGTCAGATAGGTGAGTTCCAAAAACGGGTTCCTTCACGCTATCGAGGCCGGGTGATGCAGGCTTTGCAATTGGCGAATCCCCTTTCTGACCGATGGTTTGCCGCTCACTGGGGCCGTGAGTTTGGTAGTCATATCGAGAACATGGACCGACTGGCTCATTACATGGGAAAACGCAGCCAGGGTTATTCCGCTTGGGCTGCCGCGTTCAGTGTGAAGAAGCATTTGTTTGACTATGGCGAGTTGACAAGTTGGGAACGCAAATACATGAAGGCGGTTGTGCCGTTCTGGTCATGGCTGAAGAACAACGTGCGCCTCCAGACCGAGATGTTCTTGGACAAGCCGATGATGCAGACATTCATCATCCGCGCTACGGCTCCGGGAACAGCCGCAGTACCGGCAGACGAAGCGGCGGCAATCCCGGTCTATCAGCGCGAAGGTATTGCATTGCGACTTGGGCGGCATGGAGATGTTGCAACGTATCTGCGGGGCATTGGATTGCCGTTTGAGGACATCGGTCGCATACTGACATTCGAGCGTAAGGGACTGTGGAATCTGGAGAAGTTGCTTGGCAACATGAATCCGATTATCCAGCAAACGTATGAGCATATTACAGGGCGTAACGCATACTTCGGCGACCGTCTGCCGCGAAACGTTCATGGTGCATTTCAATGGTTGCAATATGCTCCGGGGCCGGTGCGGAAGGCACTCGGCTTCCGAATCATTCAACTTGGCGGCGGACGTAGAATGTACCAGATGAATCCTCATGCTCTGTCGCTGATGCGCACGATAGGTGCTGTCTCAGAAGCATCGCGAGCATTTGATGAACGTTATACAGTTCCACAGCGGGTGGCTCGATTGCTTACAGGCTTCCGGCTGGCGCATCTGAATGTGCCGCGAGAGCTTCACCGCAACTGGACACGCGACATGAAAGAACAGCTTGATGAAATGGAGCGGCGCGGGGAGATACGGGTAGGGGAATACGCCTATGGTGCTCGAACACCGGAAGCAAAGGCGCTGCTGAAAGAACAAAGGTTGATGGGGAGGTAAGAGGCATGGACATGAGAACATGGTGGAAGCATGTTGAGCCGGAGCATAAGCTCGTCATGCTGATTCTGCTTATGGGCATGGCGCTACTGGTGTGTCTGGTGCTATTCTCTGGCTGCATCGCCACGACAGGATACGTGCAAATGGAAGACGAGCGGCACGACAAGATCGCGGAGAAGTCCACGTGGGATGCTATCGGTCAAACCGAAGCCGAACGTTTGCGGCTTGACCCGGAGAATAAGAGTGCGCTGAACGTCCAGATGTTCGCGCTGAAGAAGCGCAACGAAGTCATCGTACCACCGTCAACGCCAGCGAGCTTCGGCTGGGGCAAGCTGATTGCTCTGGCGGGAACCGTTATGACGGCTCTGGGCATCGGGACAGGTGTGAAGATTCGTTCGATGGGCAAAGGAATGGCCGAACGGGATGAACACTTGAAACGGCAACATGCCGCACTTCGCGGTGTTGTTTCTGCTGCGCGCACACGGGACGCCGTAGCTGACCCACAGGCGCTTCTGGCAGCAGAACAGGAACTCAATGGAGGTGTGTAGTGATGGCGCTCGGAAAGAAAGATGGCTCGGGTAGGGGACGTGGGCGCGCGGGTGGGCGTGGGCGCAACCGCAACAAAGGCGGCTGTTCGCGTGGAGGCCCTGGACGCGGGAAAGGCGGCGGGCGCGGTAAAGGTCGCGGTCGAGCATAGATGTATGCGACATGGTGCGGATACAACACTCCCTATGCGCTCAACTGGGGCGACGCCCTCACGCCTTGGCTCATCGAGAAGATAACCGGCAAGCGGCCTGAATATGGCCCCGGCACGGACGATGACCCATCGTACATTGTGACCGGCAGCATCCTCTCCTGGGCGACTCCTACGCATATCGTGTGGGGCGCTGGCTTCATTGCACAGGAGAGGCGTCTCCAGCACTGGCCGAAGCGGATATGCGCTGTGCGCGGCCCGCTGTCATGGGAGAAAGTCGTAGCATCGGGTTACTCCTGTCCGAAGGTATTTGGCGACCCTGGGCTACTTGCTCCGCGCTACTACTCCCCCCCGGTGGCGCGTAAGACGCATGTGCTCGGGGTCGTCCCTCACTACATTGACCAGCATCATCCTTGGGTGGCCGAGATGTCCCGGATATGGGGCGTGCAAATCATAGACATCATGGGCGGCATTGAGCACGTCATGGACGAAGTGGCATCTTGTCGGATGATTGTATCCAGCACCTTGCATGGTCTGGTTGTGGCTGATGCTCTGGACGTGCCGAATCTCTGGATAGAACTGTCTGACCAAGTGATGGGCAAAGGATTCAAGTTTCGGGATTACTTCGCCGGCGTTCACAGGACACAGAACGAGCCGGTGCAGGTAACACATGAAACTGATCTGTTGGCGCTGCACGATGCCTTGCATGATTACGCAGAGAAACCCGAGATAGACCTGGACCGGCTGATGGGAGCGTGTCCGCTATGAGGCTCGCCCTTATCAACCCATGCCAGCCGTATCTGATTGAGCAGCATACGCAGGTGCCCTTGGGTCTGCTGTACCTGTCCGCTGTGCTCAAGCGCAATTGTCCCGATGTGCAGGCACAGCTTGTGGATGCTTCCGCGCTGTCTGTTCAAGAAGCAGTTGAGGAGATGGACGAGTTCGATGTGTACGGCTTCACGGCCACTTCGCTCGACTACGCGACAGTCCTGGACATGCGCGAAGAGTTGCAGCAGCGGTTTCCTGATGCTGTGTTCATTGTGGGTGGGCCTCATGCAACAGGAGAGCCGGAAGTGCTGGAGCACGGCTGGCATTCCGTGTTCATCGGCGAAGGCGAGTACACCATCATAGACTTCGTGAAGGACTGGCAGATAAGCGGTGGCGTGAAAGGCATGTATCGGGGCGACAACACAGTAGACCTGAACAAACTCCCGCGTCCTGACCGCGATGGCTTATCGTGGCTTGGGGGCCGGGTGCTGACAACGAAACACAAGGGGAGCATCAATATCATGGCATCGCGTGGCTGCCCGTTCAATTGCTCGTTCTGCGCGAGCCGCCTCATGTGGGGGCGGGCAGTAAGATGGCGGACACCTGAAGATGTGGTGGATGAAATCAAGGAGTGCATGGACAGATACGGAACGACTGTGTTCCGGTTCTCTGACGATAATATTGCAGGCAATCGCGAATGGAATGAGAAGTTCTGCGAACTGGTGAAGCCGTTGGGCATAACGTGGCGACTCTCTGTACGTGTGGATTCTGTGAACCCACAAGTGCTCAAGATGATGCGGGAAGCAGGATGCAAAGAACTCGGATTGGGCGTAGAGAGTTTTGATCCGAAAGTGTTGAAGCAGTTGAACAAGCGAATCATCCCGGAGCAATCAGTCGCGGCGATACACAATGCTCATGCAGCGGGCATAGGCGCTCGGGTGTTGATGATGCTTGCTACGCCGGGCGAGAGCTACAAGCGCACAGTTGACTTGAACATCGCTGCGCTGGAAGCACTCAAGGAAGAGTTCGTGTATTTGAGCATCAAGGTCTTCAAGCCATTACCGGGTACGCCGATATGGTTGCATCCCGAGAAGTTTGGTGTAGAGATTGTGTCCCGCGATCTGAGCAAGTACAATTTCTACATCTACTCGACTGCGGGTAAGCAACTGTGGTCGCCGCTACGGATAGATGGCATGACAGAAGAAGAGCAATGGGAGAATACTGCCCGGATGGTCGCATATTCCGAGACATTACCACAGAACGCGAAGGGATAGCCTGTGAAGGTAGCCTACGTATGCAATCCTTACCATTGGAATAGCTATAGCATTCTTCGGACACTCTATGAAGAACTCTTGCGGAGAGAGGAGATTGAAACCGTCTTATGTAAGCGGCCGGAAGAAGCGCCCGAAGATGTTGACCAGATATGGATTTTCAGTTCCACTATTCCTGTTGTGAACCCTAACAGTAAGTTCATGGTCGTGATTGGTTCTGCTGAACCTGACCGCTTCTTGCCGGAACGATTCTACGCTGCGGACTTGTATGCGACATGGAGCGCAGTAGTACATAAGGAATATCCAAGCACGCTGTTTCTGCCGCTCCATGCCGACAAGCGATACTTCAAGCCGCTGGATATTCCGAAAGAATATGATTGTGTGTTTCTCGGCACGGGAAGTCATCCGCGAATCAAGACCCGACGGGCTACTGTTGAGGCTCTGCGGGAGCGTGGAGTGCGAGTGTTGGCGGTTGGAGAAGGTTGGACAACCAAGCACCCCGACAATCGCGCCTTTGTTTCCGGCGATGAACTGATACGCTCATACAACTTGGCTCACTTGGCTCTTGACTTGACCGACACAACAAGCTCCATGAGTTCACGGCTCTTTCAGGCTGCAATGTGTGCTGTGCCGGTGTTGACAATGGAACGTGATGACACAACGGAAATGTTTGTTCCCGACCGCGAAGTATTCTACTATAAGAACGCAGCGGATTGTGTGAACAGAGCATGTCTGCTGCTGGCGAACAAGGGCGCACTGGAGGAAGCGGGTCGCGCGGCATACAGCCGGGCTGTACGATGCCACGATGTAACCGAACGGCTGGATGTACTTCTGCAAGCCATAAAGGAGCGCCTGTGAAAGCATCTGTGCTGATGCCGGTGTATAACCGGGAGAAGTATGTTGAGGCAGCAGTTGAGAGCATCCTACGCCAGACTCACCGCGACTTCGAATTGCTTATCTACGATGATGCCTCAACCGACAGAACCATTGAGCTTGTGAAAGCGCTGGCCCTGAAAGATGAACGTATCAGACCTGTTTGGGGCGACAAGTTCCGTAGCCATATGCACGGTCGCAATGTGCTGATGGACGAGGCCAAGGGGGACGTGTGGTGCTGGATGGATTCCGATGACCTGTCGAATAAGTACCGGCTGGAATATCAGCTTGCGGAGTACGATCCTTCACAATATGTGACATGCCCGATCCTGTGGATGCACGACATACCCGAGGGAGAGCCGTGGAAGCACTTGCCGGAACCTTTGGGCGTGTCGGAAGGCTGCTTTGCGTTTGCAGCGGGCATGTTTGCTCCCACCGATTTACGCTGCGATGAGCGCTTGACTCTGGGTGGCGAAAACACGGACTGGCTGGAGCCGCTGTGCCTGGACCGTGGAGTAGAGGTAACAATCCTGCCTTGGGCACTGTATTACTGTCGGAAGCACCCGGAGACAGTGACCGAATGGCGGGGGCTGGCGCAGAACAGGGCCGAATTGCAGCGCCAATCCCGAATACGGCGTGAAACAGACCAAAAGAGGCGTGCGGGAAGACACGTTCTCGGACCTCCGACAGGCTAACCACAGTGAAAATGCCAGAATCGCGTGACGGGGCTGTATGGCCCCATAGCGGCGATTTCAGTGCTTTGTGGCAAGAACGGCTCATTTCTTGCCCTCCTTGAGCAACTTCACCTTGTTTTTGGATACAGTGTCAGCGCGGCATTGGGCACCCGCTTGACAGTGACTTCCTGGTCCCACCTGTCAGACGAACCATCTCCAAGTCTCACTACGTTCGCTATAAGCCCCTCAAAATCAGAGTGAATTTTCATGTAAGCATGATACACTTCACTGTCGTTTGGTTGGGCCAAGAAGACATCGCCCGCGCTCAATTGGCATAGCTTACGTGCGTCTTCATCTCCTCCATCTTCGATTATCTTCATTTGCCTTTTCCTTTCAACAACTTCACCACGTTTTCGCCCACTTCCGCGCCGACATGCCCGATGCAAATGTCAGCCGCGTAGAAGAACCGCGTCTCGGGTGCGAGCTTCTTGAGTTTCCAGCACCACGTCACATCTTCGCCCACAATGCCCGTGACATCGTTTACAAGCTCCGGACAGAACTGGTGTGGGTGCGCTTCCTGCATTCGGGCCAGGATCGCCGGGCACATGAGCACACAGCCGAACCCCACGGCGTCCACTTCAATCAGCCCTGTGGCGGTCGGCGGAACCAGGTTGAAGCGCTGGTCTTCTGTAACCCACATCCCGTTGGTGTAGGGCGCATCCAGGGCTTTCCCGAGTATCTTGGGCGAGAGAATATCGGTGGGCTTCAGCGCGTGGAATATCTGGAGCAGCATGAGAAATTGCTCAAGGGAGAGCGTCTGATCGGAGTCAAGCCACATCACCAAGTCGTACTTGTCCGCTTTGGCCGCGATATGCTTTGCCATCAGGTTGCGGGCTTGTGCCACCGTGGTCATGTCGGTCATAATCAGCGAGAGCCGGAAGCCGAGCGCGAGCAGGGCGTTCTGGAGCGAGAGCAGGCTCATCGCGGTTGCACTCGGGATGCACCCGTAGAGTGGGATAAGCATGACAAGCTTATTGTAATTCGTTACCAGCTTCGGTAGCTCTATCTGCATCGGTTTCGTTCTCCTCTTTCGGCCCATAGATGACACCCCCGCAATGGCCCACCACGACTGTAGTGTCCAGGTACACATCGTATCCGCACTTGCGGACTTTCTTCCACCACGTAAAGTCTTCGCCCGGCGCGAACCCATCGTGCTTGCCGCCTTGGAGCACCGGCATGAACTGCTTGAGGCCGTACCTATCCCACACATCGCACAGGACTTGCGGAGCACAGAAGCAGAAGCCCAATCCCGCAGCATCAACCTTGATGATTGCTCCGCTCTCGCGCGCCCCATGTACCATGTGCGTGTAGCGTCCCTTGGTCGTTTCGGAATAGGCGCAGATATGCGTGTCGAGACGGCCGTCGTCATCTGTAAACGTGCGGGCATAATAGGTGGCGGATAGCGTGCTACCAGGGAACGTATCGTAGTGGTGCAAGAGCGCAAAGAAATCATCTACCTTGAACACATGGTCGGAATCCAGCCAGAAAGCCAAATCGTAAGGGCGCTTGTTGCGGTGCTTCTCAACGAAATGCTTTACAAGCAGATTGCGGGCAGGAACAATGCAGGTATGTTTGACGTGGAATGGCACGAGGTTCATGCCGCCCCGCGAGAGCGTGACAGCAAGAGCAACAATGCTTTCGTGCGCGGGCGCGGGAAGGTTCTTGTAGAGTGGGCAGAGCATGGCGATGTTCTTGTATTTCTCTGCGAGGTGGAGGATAAGCCGGCGCTGGTCAGTCATGTTTGCTCACCATCCTCCTCCAACACCACCAGCAGCGCGCGCTCGCGGAGCGGACAGTCTGTGGGCGGTTCATCGTGGTCGCCCAGGTCGCAGCCAGTCGGCCCGCTATCAACGCCGCAGTAGCAGCCTCCCTCCCGGAAAGGGCAATCCCACGCAGCCCACATCTTCACCACTATCTTCTCCACTTCCACGCCGTCAATCTTCACGCTTCGTCCTCCTTCAGCGCTTCCGCAACCGTTATGTCTTCGCGCTGAATGCCATAGACAAGGTCGCCGCCTGACCACCCAACCCTAGACACCTTCGCTTTTGTTGCTCGGCACACATCCACAGTCCCATCTTGGAAGTCGTTGTTGCCCAGCTCTTCTTCCAGCCAATGCCCTGCTCGCCATTTGGCCTCTTTGTCGTCCTCCGCGAGAAACACCACCGCCACCGTTCCTATCGCCACATAACATTTCACGCTTCGTCCTCCTTCTGGTGACGTAGAAAAATGCTCACCACACGATGCAGTTCCTCTATGTCATACCGCATGTTGTCGTAGCGTTCTTCAACCTCCCGGACACATCGTTCAAGATCGTCAACATCCCATGTCTTTTTTGCAAGAGCCTTCCGCAGTTTACCGACATCACAAAACAGGTCTCGCCTGCGGGCGTCTACGACGAATTCGCGGTATGCTTCACGATTGAAGGTCACGCTCTGTCCTCCCGTATCCTCACGAACTCCACGACCCACACGAGCGGGTTCTGTTCCCATGCGTCTTTGCCGTGCAAGCCATTCCACAAGGTCATATACCAGTCTCGCGGTTCATCGGCCCGTAGCCCGTCACAGTCGCCGTATATCTCGCGGGCAAATTCTACTGCATCAGCCCAGTTCGGCGGCAAGCCTTCGCACACGATGTCCTCTTCTGTGATGTCTAATAGTCGCTCTTCCCTCACCCTCGTCACGCGGAGCCAGATGCGCGCAAGGCGGCGCGGCATGAAAATGGAGGGGAGGTAATTTACTTTCCACGGCCAGGGTTCAGCGGAAGCTACGGGATGGCGTTCCGCGTTGTACCCCGCTGCGTAAGCGATCCCGTCGGTCTTCAGACTTCCGGTCAACCAGGGATAAGGCCGCAGCGCCTCCCTCACGTACAGCACATCGCCGACAGCATAAGGCGGCTTGTAACAGTTGTTTCCACAACTGATGCAGTGCTGGTTCTTTTTGATCCGCCGCGTCTGCGACTTGAACGGCTTGCTCGGATCAATCGGCGCAGGCTCGTTGAACTTCCAGCGCCGCGTCAATCTGATCGCGGTGTTCAGCAGCGCCAGCACGTTGCTTGCGCACATGGGTATGCCTTTGGTCATGGCTTCGCCTCCTCGTTCAGCCGCGCGGAAACACCTCTGCCGTAAACACATCATGGACTCTATCCATAAGCTCCTGTTGTTTCTTCCCGTGCTGCTTGCAGAACAAGCCACCTGGGCCATGCCCGCGTTTGCGGCGGCATTGATGCGGGATCCAGGTATGCGCAGCAGCCCCCGGGTACACCTCCGCAATGCACCGCGCAGGGTCTTCTGCTGTGCCCTTGGGGTCGCCCGCCCACTGTCCGTATCGTCGTTCGCTCATTCTTTCACCTCCACTTCACGAACTGACACGCTGTCCAGCTCACTCTCCCAATCGTCGGCGTTGATTTTCTCGTAGAGAGTCACAGAATATTCTCTTCCCTGTTCGGCCCATTTTCGCTGTATCCTTGCGATGTTCGTGTTTTCGTTTTTCACCCACTCCAGCATCTTCCCGCGTGCTCGCGCTTGCGTGAAGTACAGGCCGAGAAGATAGGTTTCCAGGTGCGCATTATGCCATACAGCCCATACAGTCATTTCCATCCCCTTTCTTCTTCTCCCCTATACGCCACACATCTTGCGCCTCATTCCCCGCGCACCATTAGGGCTACATCTTCTAAAGTGCCGGCTAGTGCGCTCGTCCGTTTTGTGCAGAAGCCCAACGAATCCGGCTCTGCGTTGCGCAAGAGAAGCGCTTGGGCTTGCTCAATGAGTTTGGCACATTGCTCCGCCCATGGCTTTCCCTCCCCCAGCGCCACGTCAATCTGGTCGCGCAGCCAGCGGGCCTCATGTTCCAGCAAATGAATAACAGAACGCCTCGACCGGGCCGCAGCGTAGGACGGTATGTGCGCTTCAAATTCTTCCCCAACAATTATGGTGTCGCCCTCAACGGCAAAATCAAGTTGCCGTTCGCCGAACCCATCGTCACTCTCAAAAGTCTGGTGCATGGTTTTCATCTTTCGTCTCCTTGTGCGTCCTTGGCCTCGAACGCCCGGCACCAATGGCCATCACAATCTTCCATGAGGCTCCAACCGCCATCTCCGATGTGCACCGCGTATGGTATTTCCGCGAGACATTCGCCCCAAGTCGCGTGACGTTCCGGATGGGTTGTCTCGCCGATTAGCCGCCAGTGTTTGCAGTCGCGGCAGTACGTCTTTTCATCCATCACTTCCCCCCTTTCACCCAATTGCCTATCAGCCGCCGCCCACTTGTGCCACAATTCATCTCTGATTGTCACGCGACCGCAGGCAGCCAAATATCTCATAGCGTCGGCGTATGCCGCATGACCACGGCTATCGAGTTCATCGGCATAGCCAGGCCGAGTACAATCTTGTGCCACGAGGTCCGCGATGATCTCTCGCACGCGTTCAAGTTCAGCGTTCTCGTCCATCACTTCCCCTCCATCCCAGGTCAGCGTTCGCGAACAGCGGCATCGCGCGTCCGATTCGCTTCTCCGCGAGCCGCACATATTCTTCTTTCAGTTCTATGCCGATGAAGGCGCGCCCGAGTTTGAGCGCCACCACGCCGGTAGTACCGCTCCCGCAAAACGGGTCGAGCACCGTGTCGTCTAACTTGCTTCCCGCCTTGATACACGGTTCCACCAATCGCTCCGGGTACGTGGCGAAATGCGCCTCTGGATAAGGCTGTGTCGGGATAGTCCAGACGTTGCGGAGATTGCGGCCGGCGGGGTTACCCCACGCCCTATCCTTTGTGTCTTCCCACTGGCTATGCCCCCCACGGGCATTGGGACCACGCACCTTATCAGGATGAAAGTTATTCCCAGGCTTGTGAATTGTTCCGACAAGTGTTTCCCTCACTGCGTCCGCATCGTAGAAATATCTCGCCGCCTTCGCCAACAGGAAGACGTGCTCGTGACTGCTCGTAGGCCGGTCCGTCACGCTTTCCGGCGTCGGGTTCGGCTTCGCCCAGATGATGTCACTCCGCAGCCACCAGCCGTCTGCTTGCAACGCCAGCGCCAATCGTGCCGGCATCATCATCAGGTTTTTGGGCTTGAGATTTGTTCCCTTTGCTGGAGTAGGCCGACGGACTCTTTGTCCGTGTTCATCACCCTTGCCACCTGGCCCATGTCCCGCCCCAACATAACCATCACCTACGTTCAACCACACGGTCCCGTCCTTCCGCAGCACGCGGCGCACTTCGCGGAAGACGGCGACCATCTTATCAACCCACTCTTCGGGTGTCTTTTCCAACCCGATTTGCCCATCAACGCCATAATCTCGAAGTCCCCAGTATGGCGGTGACGTAACGACGCACTGGACGGATTCGGCTTCGAGCGACCGCAGGCCGTCGAGCACATCACCATGGATAACGCGCCAGTTCACTTGCTCTCTCCCAGCCGCAGGTCCATCGCTGCCCGTATGAAAACCGCCGCTACTTGCGGGACGATGGCGTTTCCGTAGGCGCGCAGTTTCCCCACTCTGTTGGAAATCCCATCAGCCAGCGGGAATGTTCCGGGTTCAATGCGCCGCGCCGTTCCATCGGCGCAGGGGATGAGATCGAAGTCGGCCCAGAATCCACGTCCGCCAGATGCGCCTGTCTGGGAAGCTGGTCCACCCTGTCCCGAATGGAGCCGTCTGGACTCTTTCCCGTTAGTGCCATCCCCGGCGTGTCCTTCCAATCCCGGCCCGCTGGCATCGCCCATCCCGACAACTTCGCTTGGCCTGCCAGATTCAGCACTTTCTTCGAGTGATTGCCCGAGGGGTACTGGTAATCTCCCGTCGCCGCTTTTGGCGTTGCCCAGCCCGCCAGTGCCGCTGTCGTCCCAAGGTCGTTGTTCGCACCCTTTCTCTGCATTTCGTTGAGCGCCCCTTGGCGCGTCCTCATGTTCTTGTCTGCATCGGCTTTTCGTGGTGTCGCCCATCCTGCCGTCAGCACTTGGTCTTCCAGCTTGCGCAAACCCCCGCCCGGAGTCCTCCGGACTGCCTGTCCGCCTCCGCTCGGGCACTTCGGCGTAAGCCACCCACCACAGCCTTTGCCTTCTGTGCGGCGCGCCGACGCTCGCAGCGCACAAATCGGCGGCCCCGACCTCATATCCCACAGTTTCCAAGTCAACGCGTACTCCAGCGAGCCATTCACGTCCAGCTTTCGCCGCAACCTGCTCTCCAAAGATAACTGGAGGTCGGCGCTCCTTGATGAGACTGAACCAGGCGGGCCATAAATGCCGAGCATCGGCTGTGCCAGCACCTTTGCCGGCGACGGAGAACGGCTGGCAGGGACAACTCCCCGTCCAAACAGGGCGGTCTTCGGGCCAGCCGGCGAGTTGCAGGGCGAGCGGCCAGCCGGCGATTCCGGCGAAGAAGTGGCATTGCGTGTAGCCTGTGAGGTCTTGCGGTTGTACTTCTTGGATTGGTCGCTCATCTATGTCTCCCTTGGGAATCAGGCCAGCGGCAATGAGGTTGCGCAACCACTCTGCGACATACGGCTCATTGTCGTTGTGGTAGTTCACTCGCTCTCCTCCAGCCGCAGGTCCATCGCGTGCGCAAACAAAGTCGGCGTCGGCTCGCTCGATATGTTCAGGTACTTGAGCACGTCGCGCAGGCCGAGATTGTCCATGCAATAGCGGTACTGCTTCGGGTGTGTCTGTGCCATACGCTGAAACCGGTTCGGCTCTTTCTCCATGTGAACACCGAACATACAGAACATGCAGCCTGTACGGTTGTACCCCATGTCATAGATGCAGCAGTAGGAGATGTCATGCTCTCGGAGATATTGCCGCACATCTGCATCAGACCAGAGCGCCAGCGGGGTTGATCCCGGATACCGCATATCAAACCCGTTGCAGCCGTACTGGATGTAAGTCAGTTCGCGTTGTTTGCTCTCGGCGACACGAGTCCCGAGAATAGCATACAATCCTAGCTCCTTTGCAATCTTGTTGGCTGGCTTTTTCTTCATCACATCGCAGCAACGATGGCTAATCTTGAATGGAGCCTGGCAGAGATACTGCCACTTGTCAGGTATCTTGCCCATTGGATTGTATTCGCCGTTGCTCTTGTATCCGGTGAGGCGCAAGTGTTTTGTTGCTGTTTCACTCTTGCTTCGCTGCACTTCACCGACATATTGCGCGACACGCTTACTGACAACGGGATAGCCATACTTCTTCAGGACTGCCGGGAACGCCATCTTCGGGCGCACGGTCTTGACGTTCTCCGTTGCCATCGCAAAATCCCGAATTTCAGGATACTCTAATCCCGTGTCCACGAAAATACCGAGCACGTCGGGAAACTCCTCGCGAACCAAGTGCAGCAGCGCCGTGGAATCGAGGCCGCCGGAAAAAGCGACGTAGACCTTGCCGTGGTAGTGATAGTACCACTGGCGAATGCGCTGCTTCGCCCAGGACACTTTGAGGTCGTAGGGATACACCAGCCGCGTTCGCAGCATCTCTTCGCTGATGATTCGCCCTGTTTTCTTGCTCACTTGCTCTCTCCCAGCCGCAGGTCCGGGCCGGTGAACTTCACGACCGTGAATGCGCCAAGCCTGCTCGCAAGCGTGGCGTCTTGGTCGTGCCGCTCCGCCTGTGTGTGATTCGTGGTGATGAGCGTAAACTTGCCCGCCTGCTGCCGATGGTCTATCACGGTGTAGTACGCACCGCGAATATACTCCGTTTGCTGCTCGCTGCCCAAGTCATCGAGCACAAGGCATTCGGGCTTGAGCAAGCTCTGCAACGCCTGGTATTCGTGTCCGTTCTTGATTGCGTCGCGGAGTTTCCAGCAGAACCACGAGGCGTTGATCCAGCGTGTTTTGACAGTAGTATAATGGCCTGCCTTGAGCACCATGTGTAAATAGGCCGCTGCGTACCACGTCTTGCCCCGACCGGGCAAGCCCACGAAGAGCATCCCCGGCGGACCCTGAGTGATGGTAGGCGTTGGAGAGAGATCGCACGTTGCCTTCTCAACCACACATCCCCTGTATGCGTAAGGAACTCCCACCTCTTCCATGCCACTGTACGGGTTGTGTCGAAACGCTGCAATCAACATGCAGATCGCCGAGTCACATATCCATGCTGCGCCGTGCGCTAGAAAGCTTGGCGTGCGCAGTTCTGTCTCTTTCCCGCACACATCACACTTGCCCATCGGTATATCCTTGCGCCTCTCCTTGAACTTGCCCTTGTACCCCTCCATCGTTTCCTTGAACGCGTCCATCAGGACTTCTCCTTCGCCTTGAACACCGCGCAACCTACGCCATCATTTTCGCGCATCAGACACCAATCATTATCACTAGCGTATTGGCACTCGCCCCATAGCCCTGGCACGAGGGTTGATCTTCCGATCCTTCGCCAATACTTGCAGTCGCGGCAGTGAGGTCGTTCACGCATCATCAGTTTGCCTGTCCTTGTGCGCTTCTGACATTCTAACAATTTGCCATCATAATAGCCAACATCAGGCATCACTTATCTCCTGAGCGACCTTCAACGCTATCGTCGTACTGCACGAGTCTGCTTGTTGCGACAATCGTTGGTGGGGCTGGATATTCCATCCACGTTCAACAAGGCTACTCTTTTGTCAAGCTCTTGGACCACTTGTCGTCGCAGACGACGTATGGTGGCACAACATCCCATCGGCCCGATTTTCGTTCCGCATTCGTCGCAAATAGCGCCTTCGATTTCGTTCACTTCCCATCCTCCAAAAACGGGTTCTCCATGCCCAGCGCAGCGCCCCCACGCCGGTACTTCTTCGCGTCAGCGGTCCTATGCTCTTTCGCGTAGGCGTTCAGCCGGGACTGGAAGAACGCCAGCGTGTGCCCTTGCTTCTGGACAAACTCATCGTCGTCGCGTAGATAGCGTTCGCCGCGTGTCTGTGCTTCGGCCAGCCCGAGCTTCGATAGGATCGCCTTGACCGCCGTAGCATCCTTGCCGCCGCCGAACACGTAGGCGACGCCGCGAAGCTCCAGGTACTTCGCTGTCCACCATTCGATGAAGCTCCGGTGCTCGGAAGGAGCTTTCGTCTTCATGGGAGGCCGTTTGCGCGCTTTCTTTGGAGTCTTCGACGAAGAAAGCAATTCCGGGGTTTCTGGTTTCTGGTTTTCTGAGTTTCTAAGACTCTGAGCTTCTAAGATTCTAATACTCTGTCCGTCACAAGGGGCGTCACCTGAAGCGTCACCAACGCGTTTCTTGGGCGTCACATCAGGCATCACCGCAGCGTCACCATGCTTGCCCTTGCGCCATTGTTGGGTGCGTAACCGTGTGGCTTCGCGGCGGTTATGTTCCTTCTCCAGTCGCCTACAAGTCACCGTCACCAGCGTGTCACACCATGCGTCACGGCCACCGTCACAAGCCTGTGACAGCCCTGTCATTTCGCAGACCTGCTGTCCAGCAAAATCATCAAGTGCGGCCAATGCTTCTTCCTGTGAGCAGCGCCAGAGCTTCGCCCAATCCGGGACCGTCTTTGAAATCTGGTGGGTTTGCTTGCGCCACATCAGGCACAGGGTTTCGATCCAGGCTCCCCGGCCGCGCAAGGGCATCTCCTGCACGGCCTCATCTCCCCGCCAGTCGGTCACATAGAACTTTACCCAAGGCATTGTTGGCATCTTATGTCTCGAAAGAAAAGGGCCTACGTCGCCGGTTGGTACAGGCGGGTGAGGAAACGGCACAGGCTTGCGCGCGTACCGTGTCGCTCCGTAGGCCCCAGTTTGCTTTGTACATGAACTCCCACCTTGTACCAACCGCCCCCATCCTACCACGCGCCCGCGCGGGAGTCAAGACCTGTCTCATGTTTTTTCAACATGTCTTGTCCATCATTGTAACCATCCCATCGTTCGGGCCACCGTGGAATCTGATTTGTATACTTGGACGGTCAACCGCTTTGGCGTAGCTATCGGTCCACAGAAAACCTTCCCGGGAAAAGGCCGATTTGCCCCCGCGATTCCTGACGCGGTAGCATTCCCCGACATGCGGCCAATCGCGCCACACCGCGTGACGTTCATTGACCGGCAACGCTGTCAAGCGGATGTGCTCTTTGCGATCCTCGTCATCATCGCCTTCTCTTGCAAGGTCTTCTTCGCGGTCAGCTTTCATTATGCGCCCCCACTCTCTATTGTCGTTCTCATTCATTCCCTTCTCCTCTCCATCTGTCTGTCCCCCGCACTTCTTGCATCGCAACGCCGTGAACGTGAACCCGCTCGTGCCGCCGGTCGGGCATTGCCTGCTCCACGGCTTGCGGTAAGGCTCCATGCGCGTGCCTCCGCAGTGCTGGCATAGGTCATTCTTTATCATCTTCCCCACGGTCCAGTCGGTCCTCTAATTCGCCCACAGCACTCGTTGCGCAATCCCATGCTCCATTAGGGTCGCAACCATCATGTAGGGCGTCTCCGTATGCCTGGAGCGCGCGCCACACGCGGCGCATAACAGCACGTTGTATCCGCTTGACCTCAAGTTCTTGAATCGCGTCAGTCACCACTGGCTTATCCTCCGTCGTCGCCCACGGCTTGCTCCACGGCTCGAAACCCGTGCCGCCGCAGTGTGGGCAGGTGCCGGTCATTCCTGTGTCTCCATCTCGCGCACCATATTTCACCCCTCGAAATCGGCCGCAGCGTGGGCGGCGAGCACGAGGATTGCGCCCGCGTCTGCCGCCGCGTATGCCGCCGCGTCTGCCGCCGCGTCTGCCGCGTCTGCCGCGTATGCCGCCGCGTATGCCGCGTATGCCGCCGCGTATGCCGCGTATGCCGCGTATGCCGCCGCGTGTGCCGCGTCTGCCGCGTATGCCGCCGCGTGTGCCGCGTCTGCCGCCGCGTATGCCGCGTCTGCCGCCGCGTCTGCCGCGTATGCCGCGTATGCCGCGTCTGCCGAACGGTTAGACCCATCGAGCCACGCATCGGCCCATTGGAGGAAGTTTGGATTGCGATACACCTGCACCGCACAGTAGATTGCGAATGCTATCCGCTGTTCGTGGCTGATTGTCGGCACAGGCAATTCACGAATGAGCTTGAGCCGTGTGCAACCGCACTTCAAATATCGGTCGTTCTTCCATTCGCCATCGCCTTCCGCCTCAAACAAGCGGGGATTCGTGAAGTGTGCGCCGATGGGGTTCAGGAATAGTGCCAGCACAGGGTCTATGTAGACATGGAACCATGAGCGCGAACATAGCCCCTGCCCTCGGTCGTCCGCCGGGATTTCGTACCACTTGCCAGCCTTCCATTGAAATTCGTCGTGTGTCTGCATGTTCTCGTCTGTTAGCTTGTAGACTATCATTGCTGCTTCTCCTACACTGTTGGGGCGGTTGACGGCTCACCATTGGCGCGCCCTCCGCCTTCGCCCCCGGTTATCCCACGCCTCGTCTTCCGCCTCGCGCTGCGCGACCGCCAGCACGTCCTCGTCCGGGAACAGTTTGTCAAACGTGTCCGCGTCCAGGTCGTCGCATGTGTACCGCAGCGCATCGTTGTCGAGTGTGCGCACGCACACAAGCCCTATCACCGGCCCTTCGGCGGGGTAGCAGTCATCAGGGTCACCGTAGGTTTGTGCTGGCGTGCCCGCGTTCACCTTGAACTCGGCCTCGTATGTGTGGCCTTCATGCTCTGCGGTCAGCGTGACGTATTGCGTGCTAGGCATCATTCTTCCTCCAGGTCCACCAGCGTTATCTCCACGCGCTGCTGCTTGCGGTCGCGCACGGGGATGCGGTCTATGGCGCGGCGAATCAAGGTACTGAAATCTGTGGCACCAATCGCACCACCCGGCACAAGGTGCACGTCGTTCGTCACCACGCCCGCCGCCTCCAGCACATCGTACACCGTCTCGGCCGGGCCGAACGCATCCGGCCGTTTGCCCAGGGCTTTCGCGGCATAGTAGTAGATTCGCAGCGCGCACAGAACATCGTGGTCAATTGGCTCGTGCTTCCATTGCGCGCGAAGCTGGATCACCGCGTGTTCCTCGTATTCTTCCAGCGGCGTGGACTTGCCGATGAATCGCTTGCCTGTTCGCGGATTGATTTTGATTGGCCTGCTGTTCTTTTTTGGAACGCAGTGGCCCTGGATGCTCAACTCGTAGGTTCGCATGATGCCTCCCGTTCCTTGCGGATGTCCTCTAGGTCTTTCGCGGCAGCCAGTATAGATACTGCGGCTATGAGAAGGCTGTCAATATCTTCGCGTAGCAGTTCCCAATCGTCGGCGCATGTCGTAGGATTGCCCGCTTCTGTTTTGACGCGGATGAAAACTGCATGATTGCGTGCGTCTTCCGCGTTGTCGTGCATTATGGCTAGAGCATCGGAAGCATCGGGAAGCTGGTCTCGTGTTTCGTCGTTCATCATCAGTCCCTCCATTTGAAAAGTCTTGCCAACATCGGGAACACAACTCCCGCCATTGGCTCGGGTAATTTCGTGCCATGCGCAGCAACTTCTTTCGCTTCTGCGGTGTGGTCGTGGCCGGGCACCGCGCCGATGTACGCGGTCCAATCGCCATGACAGTGTTCCTCGTTGATGACCGCGACCGCGAGCACCCGATTGTCCAGCGGATGATAATGGTATCGCGTGTTCATGCTCCGCCCTCCTGTTTTGTACGCTCTATGTTACGCCAGCACTTATCAACATCTATCGTTGCTTCAGAAAGTTCTGCAACATGTTCACGCAACAATTCCCAGTCATTCACGCTCATAGTGCCCTCACGCCAAGAACGCAACGCGCTGAAACGAGCGGCACCTCCAACCCCAATCACTCGGCCCAAGAGTCCATGCAACAAAGCCAAACCACTGCTCATTTCCTCGCTCATGCTTCTCCCTCCAACTGTTGCGCATTCTGCAACCGTTCGATCCGGTAATATTGCCGCCGCTTGCCGTCGCGCATCAGTTGTATATGATCTACGGTCAGGTCGTAGCGTCGTAGC